TAATGAAGGGAACCATTCGGTCGGCCAACCAGACAAAGCCGACAAACTCGAGAGTGGTTTTCATATCGTTACGAGGGGCATCGCTTCAAAAGCGGCCAGTTTCATTTGGTAAACCGTCCAGTTGCCGGGCCCCGAAAGCTCAACCTGGAGCTCGTTACAGATCCCTGAGCCTGACAATGAAATCGGCAGGTTGTAATACCCCATTTTATCCAGGTCGAACGGGAACCCAGGAATCGTCAGGCTTAAAAGATAGTTATTGGTCGGACTGGATTTATCCAGAAGCCGGATCGTGCGATCGCCCCAGATCGTCACATCCACATTATCGTCAGACTCGACAAACTGGAGCTGAGCCGAATACGGCTGGATCTGGTTTACTTTGCCGCCGAACTGATACTGTTGCTGCATGTCGCCACCGAAAGTGAACGATCTGCTCATCAACGAAGTATCAAATAGCGTCCTGGTTCCATCAATATTCTGATCATAATATCGGCGATCAGTCGGATAGGTGACCTGGGAAATCGTCCCGTCCAGTGTACCTAAGAGCAATACGGTTCCATTCGGATTAGTTCTGTCCCGCGCGAAATCCCTCAAGGTAACAGCATTGCCGCTAGCATCTTTATGCGACCAGAGCCCTTGCCATGAATTCAAGGTCACCGAAAAAATCAACGTATGCGTGTTATAACTCGCCCCGTCGAGCGGCACCGCTAATTGATAGGTATCATTCCAATACGTGGCCCGAGCACACTGGATCGCTGACCAGTTGATTCTGTCGATGTACCTCTTAATCGGTTGACTGATCGGTTGCCATACCCCCATCTGGTTGCTGGTCGGCATCTGGGAAAGCGCATAAACACCGCGGCCTGTCTCGCTCAGAAAATAGACGTCAACGCCACACTGAACAATCGTGCCGTGACAACAACAGCCTACCGTTGCGCTGGCTCGGTCCAACTCCCAGTCAAGCACCGGCAAATTCGGCCCGGTTTGTGCCATCCAGGTCGATCCGTTGCGGAACACCGCAATCTGTTGCCCTTGCCAGAGGCACATCCCGGTAATGTAATCGCTCTTTACCGGATCTAAGACCAGGGTTTGCGTCGTCAAGTTGAAAACCTCAGGGTCCAGAATATCCGAAATAATCAGCGTGTTTTCGTATGCATAGATCAATCGGTAAAGCGCCCAGGTCGGATAGAGTGCCAAGGTATAAGGCGACGGCAAGACCACAGAGCTGAATCCTGTTCCCACCACATACTTCCACAGCGAGCCGCCCGTCGAAGTTCCGCCTCCGGCAGAAAAATAAAGAGGGATATCCGCCAATGCCGAATAAACGTTTTGTCCATGTGTGAACGCAGGGCCGCCTGGCGCTGACGCATTCACACCGCTGCGCGAATCGTATAGAAACCAATTCCCGGCATCGTTATAGAGAAATTTACCCTGACCGAGATGATGGATCGAATCGAAACTGGCGCTCGGCTGTTGTAACCGGATAATGCCTGGCCGCGGCCGGTTTAACCCGTCCAGAGACGCCAGCCTATTCTCGGCATCCGCTGCCATCGTCGGCCCGATCGCGCTCGGCGGCTGCGCGTTATCCACCCCAGCAATCGGTACGCTCCCGTCAATAATCGGTTCATCGTCTAAATTTGGATTCCATTGGGCCATTTTACCTTATCCGAACGGCGTTGCGCTGGTTACGTACCGATAACGTTCTCCGAGATAATCGCCTTCTTCGTAAACTGTAGGAATTACTTGCTGTCTGCTTTCTGATTGATTTTTTTCTATATTTACTGCTGCTTGAACATGTTGGATTGCCTTCTGCTCTCTGGAGTCAGCTTTTGTTAACTGTCTGGTTCTTGTATATAAACTGGAAAGAGTAAATTCAATTAAGGCGTCCCATATGTGAGACACCCGCGGCACGCTCATATCGTTATCGAGCGCATCCGCCTTGAGCTTGACCTGCGTCTGCACCGTGTACGGGATCAGCGCGCCAGTCTGGTCAGTCCAGACTAACGGCGGGAAAAGGACAAACTGCGAAAAAGTAAAGCTCGACCGCTCTCCTGACATAACAATCGAGAGGCCGTTCGCGTCGGTCACTGTGAGAGTGCCTCCGTCTTTAGACAGCGAAAGCACGGTCTTATACAGGTTAACCGTGGTAACCGATTGCGGAACCACCGTGATACCGTCAGGCAACAAACTCGCGTTCAGGACGAAAGCTTCATTGACTGGATTGTCGTTGTAATCCTTACCCTCGATAAAGACGTTAAACGGGCTTAGATCGCTCGTGGAAAACGTAATCCGGCCGACACCGATATACGGCCACGCCAAGTTTTCCGCCCGGTAATAAAGCGGGTAATTGCCCGGTAACGAATACAAGGTCGTTGCCCAGACACGCTCAATCCAGTCGCGTTCCCGATAAGTCAGCCTCGTATAATTCACGCCGTCTCTGGAGATCTTGATATAAATCACTTCTTCCGCGTCGTACGGCAGAAAGAGCGCGCCGCTCAGGTTCGGATCCAAAACGATATCGTAAACGCGCATACTCTCGCGCCAGGCGTGCGCGTCGTAGAGCGTCTTGTATTTGAGCCGGATCGCGCTCTTAGCGTACTCCTGCATATCAGAGCTGATGTCTCCGACAGTCTGGCAACAGAACTGCGCTATCTCTTGGATATTCATTTAATCTACCATCCGGTGTCGGCGGTCCACTCGAATTGTGCTTGCCAATTAGTAGCCGCCGCGCCGCTAATTTGAAATCCGCTAAACCCAGAATCACCGGGAGTGACGGCTGCTGTAATTGTTCTATCAACTCCGGCACTCGCATCGCGAACGGTATTAATTGCACCTGATGTGCTGTATCCAACAGTAGTAGGAACTTTAGCTAAAACCTTTTTATACATTATCGGCATGTTTGGAAATGCACTTGCAAAACAACTTATTACAACAGCGCCCGCCGACACAGCCCCCCCGGGGATCTGAGCATAAGAATAACTTTTACAATAGTACCGCAAACACTCGTCCAGGTTTTGCGCGAACGGCTTATCGATGAAGGTCGTGCAGACCGAGCCGGGTTCGTGCTGGACGAAAGCAATATCGAATGTGGACGTCGAGCTTGCCGCGAAATTGGATTGACCAACGGCTCCGATAAAATTGCCGCTCTGCCAAGTATCGTTGGCTGGCGTGGTCAAAGTTGTTCCGGCAGCTAAACAAATTCCTAATAAATAGCCAAGTACCCCTGGCGCGGTGCTGAAGTTTCCGCTCGGAAAAACAGGCAGATTAGGCAACGATACCAGCGTCCAGGTGTTTGCCGCCGGAATCGTGCACAATTTGACCAGGCTCTTGGTTGTGGTCGCAGGATCCCTGATGCTGAGCCCAAAATTCAATCCTGCCACACTCGTACGCACTAATAAACTGATCGAATGAACGTCGTATTGCAGCTCACGAAACTGCGGACCTTCCACTTGTGTATAGAGCGTCAGATTATCGCTGGCCCCCAAACTGGCTTGCGCAGTTGTCATCGCAAGCCGATGAAAAGAACGGCTAATCGCAAAATTAGTCCCAGGCAATAACACTTCACTTGCCGCCGCAGGCCTCTGGCCGGATGACGCAACCAAGGTTCCAGCCTTCTGGTAAACCCACCGATCTTGAATCAGCGTCCCGGTTGCCGGAGCCGCAACTACATTGCCAATATTGCGTTGGTCACATTCAAAACTCGGATTGCCGATTGCGTTAAATGACCGAAGACGCGTACTCCAAATTTGCGAAGCCGTAATGCTGGCAGCCAATGACGAAACCGGCACTTGCGCATAAGCCCCGGCTTTCAAAAGCAGCATCACATCAGGCGGATCTGCCGTGCTCGCAGTCGGTTTACTGGTATAAAACGCCGGCTGAATCACCGAGCTCGCAACGATGTCGTTCAGTTTGGCGGCCGTTATACCTTTCTCGCCATCAACAAATATTCGGGATGTTACCAGATCGGCCATAGGTCAAAGTGAGTAAGAAAGTCCATCAAGATACACCTGCTGCGTTTGGCTCGGATCCGCCCAAACAAAAGCTGCACCGCAAAGAAAATAGATCGTGCACACGCCGGCGCTGCTGACACTGGCAATGTAGCTCGCCACATCAGACGGTGTTCCCGTCGCCTGCGCGCCGCCTAAGACACGGCTCCGCGTCATGCTAGGGATCGCCCCAGCTGGCGCCGTAAACGCCGTGGTGCCTAAGGCGGAATAAGCAGCCTGGATCATCCCACGGAAAACAACCGTCGATACCGCACCGTTCACCTCGATCCTGTATTGAGCCTGGGTCGGCGCCGTCCAGCCAGTGCCTAAGGAAAGAGAAGTCCAAACGCCTGGATTGGCGCTGGTACCCGGAACGCCTTGCGGACCTTGCGGACCAGTGTTGCCGATCGGTCCCTGCGGCCCGGTTGCTCCCGTCGCGCCAGGATTACCTTGCGACCCCGTCGGTCCTGCTGGTCCCGCTGGCCCAGTCGGTCCTGCTGGTCCTGGCACCGTGCTAGCTGCTCCAGGTGGTCCCTGTGGTCCAGTATCGCCTTTTGGTCCCGCTGGCCCCTGCGGTCCAGGCGGCCCTGCCGTGCCGCCACCGCTGCCAATCGCCGCTGAAAGATCGTCCCGAAGGAGATTCAGCTTGTTCGCCGTGATGCCATTTAGCTTGGCATTGGAAAACGTGACGTCAGTGTAGGCACTAGCCATTTAAAACCGTACGCCTCCCAGCAAGTAAAGAATCAGGAAGATGATCAGGACCAAGATCAATAAGCCTCCGATCCCTGGATACCCGTAGCGCGGATAAGCATACCATCCACCGCCACGAGGATAATAAGAATGATGATGATCAGAAGGAGGCTCATGCTAGATACACCTTAGTTCCGTTCATCACCAGCGGCTCTTCTACTAGCTTCCAATTATCCTTATTCACCTCTTTTAAATAACAATCGCAGCGATAGACCGTCCCATGAAGAATGTCGCGAGAATGATTAGCTAACCAATCCCGGCGAACTTTTAAATATGCTAAAGTCCAGGCTTTTTCTTCACCACCATCGCCAGGAACTTTCTCGGCAAATTTGTTCCGCAACGAACTCATGACACTGCCCGAATGCAGGAAACTGTCGGCAATGACGAGGTACGAGAGTGGGAGTGCGAACCCATTATCTTTGCCCCAGGCAAAGGCCGGTCCCAAATAAAGATCGTCGAAAGCTTGGCGCTGGGTTTCAGTAAAACCCGGATCATTTGCGGCGCTGCGCACCAGATCGCGAAACTCCTTGTCCGTGCAAGGTTCCCCGGCTTTCAGCGCCGTGATCCAGGGCGAAAATGCCAGGCCAAACGCCCCGTGATTATCCATGTACATCTCCAGCATTTTGCGAAGGTTCCCGCCATCCGCCGTGAATCCGATCGATACCGTCACTTGTTTACGACCATTGTTGCCGTCCGAATAAACGTAGGTCTGGCCTGGGTCCCATTCCGGCGAATCGGTTTCCGCCACCGAAAGTACCCTCCTGATCAAGACGATCCGTTCGGGATCGAAGGGCACGATTTCGGCGGCTTTCATTTCTTTTTGCGAATGCTCTTTTTTACTTCTTCGGTGCTGGTGTCGGCTGGATCGGTTGCGTTGGTGTGCCCGGTGCCGGTGGAGTGGTCGGTAATCCCTGGTCCGGATATGGCTGATCCGGCGGCAGTCCCTGATCAGGCCGAACCGGCGGTTGTGGCCAGACTCCTGGAGGCGGTCCACCGGGAGCAATTGGATTAGTCGGGAACCCTGGCCCCTGACTCGGATATGGCGGTTGCCCTGGCAGTCCCTGGTCAGGATGCGGTGGCACCAGAATAGGCGGCCAAACTTCCGGTGGCAAAACAATTGGAGGCGCAATCACGCCGGGAGGTTTCGGCAAACCTTGGTCCGGTCTGCCGGGAGGTTTTGGCAACCCTTGATCAGGTGTTCCGGGAGGTTTGGGTAAGCCGTGATCGGGATGTGCTCCGGGAGGCGCAGACGGTGCACCGGGCTCGCCGGAGTAATACCAAATTTCTACATGAACTAAGGCCATAGGTTTTTATCTGTCTGGGGTTGGAGGATTCGCTCGAATCCAGTCGTTTTGTTTTTCTATCCATTTCTCCCAAGTTTGCCCACTGGGAGGAGGAGTCGGCGAAGGTGTCGGGGAAGGAGAGGCGGAAGGTGTTGGTGTGGGTGATGGTGCCATTGCCTTTTCGAGGTTATCATCCCCACACCAACCATTGGGAAGCGAAGCAAAGACGACCTGATACCAAACCACGTTTTCGCCATTCAACGCGGCATCCTGCGGTCCAGCTTGTATAGTACCCGGTTCACCAGATGGTTGTGCTCCAAGCTTAGTGCCAGCCGGAGTTGAACGGACATTAGTCTCAACGGTTGTTACTACAGAATCGCCCACCTTGAACTTAGCGGCAGGCGCGGGCGTCGGTGTTGCGGTTGGAGCGGCGGTTGGGGAAGGAGTGGCTGAAGGAGTCGGACTGGCACTCGGGGTGGGTACAGGTCCACTAGATCCGCTTTTGTACGCACCTTGATCCCACGGCGCGCTCCTCGTATCGCCTGTAAAACTCACGTCAAACGGACTGCCTAGATCCGTCCCTTTGCCTTTGGCAGGCGAATTGTCGCTTAAAGAATAATCGAACGCCGCGGAATTCTTGAAAGGATCAGCGCTCCCGGTGTAATTGGTTACGTTGCTCCAGCCTGACCCGAGACTCGCCGGGGTGCGCCACGCGATGTTGTTGGCAAATTTGCAGTTGGAATACTGCGCGGTATCAAGTCGCGCCCCCAGCGGCAGATCAACAAAGCTGTTGTTGATCACCTGGATATTAGTATTGCCGGTGCTGGCGTTGTCGAACTCCAAGGCGCGGCCTGAGTTTTTCGGAACGCTTCCCTGATAAAACAGGTTGGCGTAAATGTTCAGGTTCTGGTTGCCGGAATCACCGAAGAAAAGACCTTCGACCTGGATGTTATAGAACCTGTTTTGTCTAAAGGTGGAATTTTTAATTGTCCCGCAATAAATCAGGTTCTGGTGATATTGCGCGGCGTTGACCGCATCGGCATCATGGAAACTGCACCCCTCAATCATCGCCCCATCGGCAAAGAGCAAATACATGCCGGAATCGCCACCGCCGCCGATCTCGCAGTTCTGGATTTTCAAGCCCGTCATCGGCCCGCTGGACGGGGTTAAATCCATGCCGCGTACATCACTGGTCTGGGTGATCTTGCCAGGTCCATTGACCTTGATAAATCTCAGGGTGACGTTCTTAGGCGCCTGCCCGGAAAACTCAATTCCACTGCTGGCGTCACTGGTCTGGATAAGAATCCCGCCGTCCTGCCGTCCGTCGATCGTCAGACTGTCACCGGTCGATCCAGTGGTATAAATTCCGGCGGTGCCTTTGGCTACATTGATGGTCACGGTCGAATCGAAGCTAGCTTGCCAGCCTGCGGCATCGGTCGCCGCTTTATCGCTGGCTTTGACCCGGAACAGGTTGACGCCGGATTTCTGGATCTGACAATTGCCGGGGTAAGCGCCTCCGGCGATGTAGATGGTGTCGCCGCTAGTGACCGATCCCCAATTAATCGCCGAGAGCCCACCCCAAGCCTTGGTCCAACTTGTCCCGTCGCCATTGGATCCAGCTTTCACAAACAGACTTTTTCCGTACAGCGAGGCGCTCAAGGTGAGCGTAAGGAGAAGAACTAGGGCTTTATTTATCATTAGATTTTCCGTTTTTTGTTTCGACGTATTTGTCAAAGCTGCGTAACCCGGACAGGCCGAAAACCAGGGCGGTCACGCTCTGGAAAAAGGGTCCGATAAATTTGTATTCCGAAAGATGGTTGCGGATCTCCGGCATCCTATCTGCCAAGAGGAGCAAGGAAATTCCCACCAAAGGCACGGTGAAGAAGGTAAAGACAGCTCCCCAACAGAGAACTAATCGCCATAGCGGGTCTTTCATTTACCAATACTCAAGCTCACGGATCCGATGTTTGTCTTTGATCCAACAATAGGTCCAGCCGTGTCGCTGAAATATCTTGATCACCTCACTTAACACTTCGCCACCAACTTGAGGCGAGAGCTCCCAACCGGCTCCGTACCAAAACAGATTCGGTTCTTTTCCCCCGAACTGGTAGCAGCGCACGAATTGGTCAAGCCCATAAGCCGACAACGCCTCTGGCGTCCATACTTCAGCCATTTCAGATAAAATCCGCGACAACGATTCCACCGCCCGCCGGTTGACCTGCAATCTTTTAAACCAGAACCCGGGAAAATAGGCACTCTGCAACGGAAACGGAAGTCGCAAGCTATGAAGATTGCGCGCTTCCCAAGCCTCGGTCGGCCGACCGGTGGAAACGTCCAGATCAAACAAGCCGTAGAGCGTGTTGATCTCAGCCAGGTGTTCGATTCGCGGGTTTAACTCGACCTGTCTCATTCAAGCGTTTTCCTGATCTGTTCTTTCGTGCCGGCTTTGCTCCGGAACCGTGAACCGTCTCGCTGCTCCCGTCCGTAATAATGCTTCCTCGTCTGTTCGAGGTATTCTCTACTCCGTCGAACAGACTCGGATTCCCGCTTCTTGATAATGATGTTCATCAAAACGGCATCGGCTGGCCACGAGCTTTCTTTTTCAACGCTGCGCCCAAGGCCAGTGTCTCCGGACTGATCGCTGCAGCGCTTCCCCGCGGGCCTTTCACCGCAAACCCTCGACCGCCTGCACCCGAAGCGCCACCAGCTTGCCCGCCCGGTTGCGGTGGGCCGCCGCTAGGCACACCCTGATCTTCGGCGGTTTCTTCTGCCGGCGACTCGTCCACAGGCTCACCGTTGACGCTCGTGATTTTCACGGTGGCGTCTTCGGCGTCTACCGATTGCACGGTGCCCTCGACTGAATAGCTAACATTGTCGCCTTCTTCAGGCGGTACGCCGTCTTGTGCCAGGAGATCGAGCGGTACCTTACAAATATAACCGCCTCCACTTCCTCCCGGCTTCACGCTGATTCCCACTAGTGCTGCCATAGATTAGGTGCCTGTGTAAGCAGTCTTGGATTGCAAGACAATTCCATTCCAGGTGCTCAAGCAAACGGCGTTGTAAAAGGTCTTCCAGACGTAACTGATGAACTGGCCAAACGGATTAGCGCTGTCCGGCGTGGTGATCGTGTAGACTTTAGGCGACGGCGGGTTTTCCCCCGTCAGTTTCGGTGCCGCAAAACTGTCTTTACCGAACACCAGGGCCGCAATAATGGTTCCACCTGGAACATTGACGCCTTCGGTCCCGCCACTGGTCTGATAACAGGCGTTAGTCCCGCGCATCACCTTGATACCGCTTAAGGTGCCAATCTCACCTTTGTATATCTGATCCGGTTTATTAAACGCGCTGGCATACACCCATGCGCTGCCTTGTTCCTCGATCAGATCACGTTCCTGTTCCGGCGAAACCACCGCAACATAAGTTCCGTCATCGAACGGCTTGGCTTTCTGAATTCGAAGTTTTGTCACCGTGTCGATCAGATCGTCACCGCTGAACCGGCCAGTAGCGCCAGTTAACGCCGATAACGTGGTGTAATCGACCGCCGTACCGGCATACATCTTGCCGAACTTAGTCGGTTCCTCGGTGTTGCCATTAATGCAGGTATCGCGGATCAGGCCATCGCACCAGAGTGCGGCTTCCTCGCCAAACTTATCCATCAATGCATTGCCGGTGTTCAGGAATTCCGTCTCATCAACGATATCGCTGACCTGCGCGTAGCCTCCGTACTGTTGCAGTGTTCGAGTAACAAATTCGAAGATCAGCTTGTACGGCGTTTGCGTCGGCGGCGTGCCTTCGGTCAACGTGATGACGTTACTGACATTCGCGGGCGGCGCCCGGAACATCCGGATTGTTTTTGACCCCTGCCCTTGCGGGATCTCTGCTTCGTAGCAGAACTGATAGAGCTGCAGTTTGTCTATCTGGTGTTCGAGAAGTTTTTTACTGAAATAAATCCGGTATTCGGACGCTTTGTCAGTCGTGGTGACGGCGCCGTATAACGGTTGGTTAACTGTTGCCATACTAAATTTTTACCCAACTTTAGAGCCACGGCATCCCCCCCTTGTTCGATTGCGACTTGAGATGCTTGAACATGTCGGAACTGGACAGCTTCGAGAAATCACTCAGACTTTCTATCCTGCCGCCAGAACCAATCCGCCCAGGCGCTCCGCCACCGATCGAAGTAAGACCGGTCAGCCGTTTAAGCTCTGTTTCCAATTGTTGGATCTTCCCTAGTGCGGCCTTATGGTCGCCTTCGAGAATTTCCATCTTCGCCCGATGATAAGCCGCGACAATCCCGCGCGGATGCTGCCGATAGATGTTGCCATCCGGCCCAGCCATGATCTCGCCTAGCTTCTTGTCCAGTCGTGTGCCTTTGCCGACGCCAAACTCCGGATCCGCTTCGCCCAGCTCGCGCTCGGCCTGCTGCCATTCCTGAACAAACGACTGCTGGCCTTTCTCCTGCTGTTCGAGGCTTTCCAGCCGTTTAAGCTCTTTGTCGGCCGCCTCAACCAAATCAAACCGGCCTTCGTTTTCCCAAGCCTGCCGGTACTGTTTAAGCTCGGCCGCAGTATAGTCAGGCTTTTTCGGCGCGTTGGCAGCTCGCTCGGCTTGAGCAATCCGTTCTTCGCGCTGTTTAAGCTCTGCTTCCCGTTTCTGGTATTCGGCATGTTTGCGTTTGACTCGCTGAAACTGGCTCTCGCGCTTTTGACCATCACGCTTTTGCTGAAAACTCTGCGGTTTCTGGCTGTCTCCACTGGCTTGACCGTTTGTCTCCGCCTCAGGCGTAGAAGTCTCCGAATCGCCAAGCTCTGTTGAACTAGGCTCATCGCTGATTTGTCCGGGCGCTGGACTAACAGTTTCTGTATCGGGCATTTATCATCTAACCGATGGCCGAATTTCCACCGCTCAAACCGAAACGCCGGCCATCAATAGCGCCTCGTTGCGATGGCAAAGGCTCGATATCTTCATCAGCATCGCGAACTTCCACCTCAGGTGGAGAAGATCGCAAACGATGTAACAGAGCCAACACATCCTGCATGCCACGTGCGTGTGCGTTTGCCACATTAGCGCTAGTATTGCGATAAACGGCGTTGAACGTCACGGACGCTACGGTTTGGCGCAGGAGTTCAAAAAGTTTTTTTCCACACGAAGAATTGTAAAAGGCCTCGAATTGTTTGGCCTCAGCGTCGGTCCAATCGACCGCGCGCAGGATCGGCCGGCTTAACAGCGCCCAGAGGATAGCTCGCAGCCAGGTCTTCATAACTGCGGCGTGCTCCCGTTAGTCGGATTCTGTGGCAAGCCGCCCGGTGGCATCACCGGCCCGTTGCCGGCCGGCATTCCCGGCGCAGGTGGCCCTGGCGGCGCCGCTGGTCCGGGCGCGCCGTTCGGCATTCCTGGCGGTCCACCGGCCGGCGTCATTCCGCGCAAGTTGCCCATCGCGGTTTGCGCGCTCTGCGCCGCCGCTTGCTGTTGCTGCATCTGTTTCTGGGTCTGGGCGATCTTGTTGGCAAACTGCGCAATCTGTTGCCCGTACTGTTTCATGTACTGCGCATCAGCCCGCGCCGCTTGTACGTGATTGGTGGCGTGCTGCAAGAAGGTCGGCATCACCGTTGGCCCCACCTTGACGCCATTAGCCGGGTTCTGTGTCCAACCAAGGAACCCGTCCAGTATCTGCAAATGAAGAACGTGCGCGTCGGTCGGCAGAACGTTCGGCAAATAGCCGTCGATCATCACCGAATTCTCGACCGCTTGTTTCATCTCTTCATCCTGCTGAATATCCTGCGGTTCACTGAACACCTGCATGATCCAGGTCGAATCCATCAGCTCGATGATCTTGCGGTCGATCTCCGGTAGCTTGATCCAGGGCGAACCTTGCGCCAACTGGCGCAATTGCATCAGCTTCTGGATCTCGCGTTCACGTGAGTAACCATCGACACTCCCGTTCGGCCTCAGGACGTAGGCATTATCAAACGCGGCGTCATCGAGCGTGATCCGGCGTTTACGCCAGAAATAATTCAGGTCGTTACTCTTGTACTGGCGCAGGATCGACCACGCTTGCTCGAAGACCATCGTAATCGAATTCTTGGTCACCCGCGCCCGCAGATCGTTACTCTGCTGCATCACTGTCGTGATGGCATTGGTTTCAGTCGCCGTCTTATTCTGGCCCTGGCTGTCAGACTGGTCACCGATCCCGAAGTCCGGCATCCCCACCCGTTGCTCCGCCATGCTCCGGTTGTTCTGCACTTCCTCATCGAAATTGACCGGAGGCGGCGGTTGCTGAACGAGCTGCAAGACTGAATCGTACACCGCCCCCGGTTCCCACCGAATGTTCTGCGCGTTGATGCTCCCTCCTTGCGTGCTTAACACCGGCCGATTGGCGATGCTCATGAAGTCAAGCTTCTCGTTCCACATCTTGCACGCGCTCGCTTCGTACATCTGCACGAGCTCCATCGCGCCTCTGGAAGAGAAAAACCCAGGGTCAAGGAGTTCGTACGGCAACTGGATAATCGGGATCTGCTTATGCTGATACGGCAGCTTGAACGGCGCCCGCGCCGGTTCATCGGGCTGCAAAGGTGAAAAGGTCTGCACCTCGATCTGGCCATCCGATTGGCGCAAATAAACTTCCCACAAGATAATCAAATCTTTGAGCCGGGAATACGACAGGCCTTCGGCGACATAGCGGCTCTGCTCGTATTTCTGGTCAGGTTTACCCTCGCCCTTGATCGACTCGATATAATCCTCGTCGGTATTATACCCGCGCGGTTCGGCGCTCCGCAGATAATCGGCTTCGCTCATGTGCATGACATGCACCACACGATCGGCCTCAGCCAGTTCCTGGGTCCAGGGCGGAACGATCACGAAATACGGATGAATCGAGGCAAACGCCAATCGTTCTTTGCCACTGTCCCAGTAGGGTTTGAGAAACCCCATTCCGTTCTGGAGCAATGAATCGATGGCGCAAATTGCCATCGTCGGAAAATTAGTGTTCTCACGCACCTGATAATCGAACCATTGCGCGACACTGTCAGTGTAACTGTCGCCCTGGTCTTCCAACGCATAGAAGCTAGCCAGCAACTCAGGCCCGAAGATCCACTGAACATAATAAGCTTTGAGTTTGTTGATGATCGTGTCACCGATCGGGACATGCATGTCGGCTGCGCCTGGCCACGGTTTACGCGTCCGTTTGACGCCCTGGTTACGCATCTTTGACCAGAGGATCTGACGCGATTCCCATGCTTGTCTGTCGCGGAGATCGCTGCAGATATCCTCGTAAAGCTCGTCTTTATCCTCAGGCACGCTGTCTATGACTCCTTGCTAACAACGGAACCGTCTGATCTTCGGTTAAAACGCCTAAACGCTGTGCGTTTTTAACCTGCTCATAAATAAACTCTCGAATAACTTTGCGCCTCATCTTCGCCTGATGTTGGCTCAATTTTTGATTCGGATATTCGCGAGTATTTTTTATCCGATCAGCTTCCTCATTGAGTGCTCTTACAAAGGCATTTTTACGTACAAGAGGTGTCTCATCCGGCCCGCTGGTATTTAAAATAAATCGAGCTAGATCCATATGTGGAGCATGTTCAAAAAGGTCCCGATTGTCTTCAGACATCACGCAACAGCACTGCCTTTGGGCAAAAGCAGCAGTCCGGACGGTTTACTGACCACGGTCACCCCGAGTTTGAGCCCAGTCGAGCCAATGAATTTCTTCACCGTCCCAGCCAAAGTAGCACCACTAGGTACGGTAACGGTCATCGTATCTCCGACCGCGACGCCAGCAGTGGAAACCAAGGTGAGATTAACCCGTCCCCCAGCCTGATTGGCGAACGAGGCCCGTTCAAGAAAAGTGCCAGTTGTCGCCATAGGTCAAACCTTGATGGTGATGGTGGCCGGCGACACCGGCCTGACCGTGATGAAGATGTCAATAATCGTCTGATCGAGCGGTTCATCCACGCCGCTCAACTGGTAATTCACTTGCCATCTATCCGCGAACATTCTTAGAAACCGCGGCGCTTTCGCAGGATCAACCAGCTCAGGACTAAAGTTATAGCTGGCGTTGAAGAGATCCATCAACGTCGAATCCCAGGTCAATTCCTGAGGAGGCGCAGTATCCCGCGGATCAGCAAAAAGTACGTCGGTCATTGCCGCTGGACCTCGTAGACCGGGTTTTCTTGAGGTGGCGGCGGTGGCGGTTCAACTGGCGGAGCAGTCGCCGCCGCAGCCATCGCGTCGTAATGTTCGTTCCGCACCGCCTCGTCTTCGGGCGTACCATGCGGCCCGATGCCGCCCCAGGCGCCTGGCCGACCCTCAACCCGGATACTGACGAGGCTCCCATCAGCTGGATAATGCAGGTTCAACTGGTGCGGGCTGACCGCATCAACGACCGGCGCGTCGATCGACGCAGCCACAAAGAACGCCGCTTTAATCAGTTCATCAACCGTGGTAGCAGGCGTGAAAACCGCCTGTTCGGTTGCCTCAGGGGGAGAAGTTCTTTCCATAGGAATACGAGTCAATGCGATTGAATGCTCGAAAACGCGTTTACGCCTCAGAACGGCAAATGGCAAGCACAAAGCGACAATGTTCCACAAGGAACATATTCAACGGCATTGACTGCCGTCCGCGTATCCAGCAAGCTTGCCGACGAAATTCTACGGTGAAGAATTGACAGTAAGTGTGACGCCCGGGCCTACTCGATCGTAGGTTCCGGGCTTTTCTTTTTATCGCGTGTTGCGCTCAATCCGCATCATTACCCAGAGGATCGCCGCCATGAATCCGCCCATGAACACGACCCAGAACAGGCAGTAGGCCAGGTCCACTTCTTCGATGCGTGAGAGTTTCATTAGTCCATACCCACGTATTCGTAGCCCAGCCGCCCGTCCGTGTAGCGGACCAACCGGTAACTAGCGATCGGCAAATGCTGTAAAGCCTGAGGCGGGCCATAAATCGACTCCCAAGTAGGAAGCGGAATGGCGTCTTGAAGCATGATCCTCAGACTCGGCCAAGGCGGATCAGGCACCTCGGTTTTCTCGCCATCCATCGGGCCGCCGTTAAGCGAGTATTTCATTCGCCCGCCCATCCTCCAAGCTCCCGTTGGATCCGTTCCATCCCGCGGTCGCTACCCATGTCATCCCCTGGAAATCCGTCGTAATATTTCTCGAGCTCTGCAAACGGATCATCGACACGCTTGGCGAACGTCGCGAAGTTTTGTGCTCCGTGCGCGAACGCGCCGATCACGGCATCCGCCCGATCCGGTGAGCGCAGCCCCCGAGCGTCCATCTCGTCTTTGGTCTCCAGCTTGATCCGGCCGGCTTGGTCATACCTGAACTTCCTGGTCGTCAGCTGGCTGATCAGCGTCGGATCGTTAATTAAGCAGATTTCCTGCCGTGCGATGCGTTGCGCGAGGTTGACCCAGATCTCCGCGCCTCTGGAAACAAATGCTTGTGAGCGGCCCGCAGGCGCACCAAAATCGAATCGGTTGATCGGCCAACCAGCCGCATCCAGCATGTCACACATCGCATGTCCAATTCCACCTCCATCACCCCAGATCTGCTCTTTGCGCAGATTGTTCTTGCGAAACTCGATGATGAAGCGGCCGGTGGCCGCCACCGTGTCTTTTTCACGCCAAGAGATAAGTTCTAAAAGTTTGTTTCCCGATCGGATCGCCAAACAATTCTCGTCCCGGCCAGCGGCAAAATCACAGAAAGCAGCGTATTCATGCCTCGAGATACGAGCATGAGGCGGATTCTGAATCGTCGCCATGACATGCTGGAAGTCGAAGACCATCAACTCGCCCTCGTCCTGATCCATGAACTCGCCGTAAAGAGTGCTGCGCGTGAACTGTGCCTCTGGCCCGTAGGTGTCAATGACGTCCTGGATCCGCTCTTTGCTGATATGCGGGCAATCGGTCAGGCCGATCTGCGCAGTCAGGAGAAACTGGTCGCGATGGAGACTGAACGCTTCGAAGAACCGACCGAGCTTGATCCCAGGACTCGAGATATACAGAATCACGTTGTAGCTGCAGCGATCGAATGCCTGGAATATCTCAGGCTCAACTGACTTGGCCTCGTCCACGATGATCAGGAGCGGAGAATCGCGTGTCGCGTGATGGCCTTCGGCACGAGCTGATTCGTCGGTGGTAAACGCCAAAAGAAAACCGCCGTCCGGCGTGCGAACCATACGTTGGAGGAATTCCCAGCCTGGAAACTTGTGCTTGTGTTCGGCAATCGCCGGCATCAGTTGAGCGTCCAACTGCTTGGCATCGGCGGAAGTGATGATGACTCGGCCTTTGGGGTGAGAATTCAGCCAGCGGAGCGCAGAGACGGCGACAACACGCTGAGTTTTACCCGAGCCGTTTGGTGCAACCAGAGCCACTTTAATGCGCTCGTATTTGGCCCCTTTATCGATGGCAATATCTGTTTCGAGCTGCCAATCATAGAGCTCGAGACCAAGGCCGACTTGAGCGAAGGAAAGAACATCATCGAGAACCTTGGTGCGTTTAGTCGCAGTTGCTGTACTCATCGGTGATGATCTTTTCTATTTCGCGTCGATTCTGACTGGGTTTGATGCCGGCTCGGCGTAGATCATCTTGCAAAGCGACCAGATACTTCAGGTGAAGGATGGCATCTAAAGTCATCTGGGCAATTTCCATCTCCTTATGAGCCAGAATTATTTCGTACTTTTGCCTAAGTTCTTCGAGAGTCATTAGTCGCCTCCCGTGCGCGTTGGACTAATTCAACTTTCGTTGACCAACAAGATTGCTGCACCAGCGCATCCGCCAGTTCGGTGATGAGCTTGTGAGCGTAGGCTATTTGATCGCAAACTGCATTTTGGCTCAAATCTAACTCGGCTTTCAGCCGCTCGATCTCCGCCTTTTGGCCCACTGATTTCTGCTCCAGCGCATCATAAGCTTTGAACATCTTGATTTGTTCAGCTTTTAACCGCTCGATCTCCGCGTCTTTCTCGTTGAGCTTCATCACATCGTAATCTCGATTGTCGAATGGTTGGCTCATTTTGCATCAAGTTCATCTGCCAGTTTGGTGATGATGGCTTTCAGCCGCTCGATCTCGGTTGTCTGTTTATCCAGAACCGTGAGCAGGAGATTTTTCTCCTTCTCATTCTTGGTCAGCAATCGCTCGATCTCCGCAGCGCTCTTGTCGCGTTGATCTAATGCTTCGTTACACCACACCCTCAGCCGATCGATCTCAGCGTCTTTCGCTCTAAAAGCTTCGTGTATCTCCCTGTCTTCGCGTTCCCACGGTGATTCTTCAAAACTCATTTGGTCGCCTCCTGTGCGCGTTGGAGGAGAGCGGCATCATACTCATTAGGCCAACTATAGTTCACGCGCACCAGCGCATCTGCTAGTTCGGTGATGAGCGCATCTTTCTCAGTCACTCGATCTTTCAGAGCCAAATTCTCTTTCTGCATCCGTTCCCATTGCTGACGCAATTCAACGCGGACGGCTTCCACCTTGGCCTCCAGCCGATCGATCTCGGCGTCTTTCTCGGCCAGTAATTGTGATTCGGCGTCCATTATTTTTTTGCCTCAGGAGGGTGAGAATTGCCGTTGCCGTTGTGCCCGCGTTTATCTTTGAGCAGACGCTCGATCTTGGCGTCCACATCTTTGACACGCGATGAAATGCCGTGCGCTACTTCGGCGGTGACGATGAGCGTATTGTTAACGGTTTGATTCGTTGTATTGATCTGCAGTTGGACCTCAGGTTTGGCGAATTCCTGAGGCCAACGACGTTCAAGCCACCAGGCAATTCTAGGCCAATCGCGATTGTCTCCGTCACGTATTTTCTCGAGGTAAAAGCGCTTACGTGTCAGCTCGATTTTTTTGATACCTGGAAACTTGGTTCCATGCCGCGCGGACTGAATAGTTTTGGCAGAAATACCGCAAAGCAATGCAGTTTCTTCATCAGTGAGACCATCGAAGAAACAGGCGGCGATTTTCTGTTCAATGGCCTTGGTAATGACGGAAGGCCGAGGCATAAAAAATGAGGATAGCAAAGAAGGATGAGAGGTGATAGGGAAGAAATTGGTGTTACTGCATAAGTGTGGGCGCCTGGAGTTTTGGACGGCTTCAGGCGCTCTTTGTATTTTCCGAAGGGAACAGTTGATTCTGTGTTCATAAAAGTTCATGCACTAAATGGCTTGGTGCAGGGGTATAATCGATTGGTGTTTGTAAGTGCACGTGCATGTAGTACGAAGTACGTACAAATGCACCGTGCACTTCCAGTCGATTCAGTGCACGGTGCATTAAAGCGTGCACTTGTGATCGTGCACTTATGCACTTGAACGGTGTTTTTTGACGTTCCAATTGTCGGTGATTCTGGAGACGTAGGCTTTTTTGTCTTTTTTGAGTTGGTTGAGTTTGTTGATAATGGTTCGTCGTGCCCAAGCTAAGTCGTTGGAGGCGAGCTTGATAAGGTCTTCGGTACCGAGTTGGTCGTCATGATCGGCGATCAAATCGAGCAACAAAGCCGGATCAAATTCCTCTTTACCGGCTCGAGGTTTTTTCAACTTGGAAGGGTCCGAATTGCAACGAAGCAAGAGTGGGTGGCTCCACTTAGTGGTGAAAGCGTCGATGGGCGGATGATCGCGCAGTGTGAAATCGAGAACGAATTCGCCTTTGTTCTCATGCCCGGAAAAGGTCAGGAGAGCATCAGGATCGCGGTTCAAGCTGCCGCCGCCGCTGATGCGTTCAGCCGGTTCCCGATGGCTTTGATTGCCTTTGGCGAAATGAGCGCTGGCAATAATGGAGGCGCCGGTATTGCGATTGAGCTTGTCGAAAGCCAAGAGAATCGGATTTATTTCGGCTGAGATGCG